TGAAGTTCCTGCAAAAGAAACTGCAGAAGGTGAAGAAATCACATCTGATTTAGCTGAAGAAGAAAAAGAAAAAGACAGCTATGAAGAAGAAGAAAAAGAAGAAGAAAAAATGGCAGATGTAGCTGATTGGGAAGGAATGGAAAAAAGAATCCAAAATCTTGAAGATGCTATTGCTGATTTAAAAGCAGATAAAGTAGAAGCATCTGTAAAGCCTAAATCAAGAACTGTAAAAGAAGAATTTTCTGAAGCAGCAGCAAAGCCAATTAAACATAATCCTGAAAGCAAATCTGCACCTACTAGAGTTTATGCAGAAAGTAAGGTAAAAACTACTTTAGATAGAGTATTAACAAAATTAAGTAAAAATTAAATTAAAATAATATGCCAACGTATAACTATTTATCAAATGACATTAGCTACAATCAAGTAGCACAAAAAACAGTTACAGCAACAGGTGATATTCCTGAACAAGATGCATCACAAGATATTAATTGTGCAACTGATGGTTTAACATTAGGACTTCCTTTAATTACTTCAGGTAATTTAGGAATGACTGTTACATTCAGAAATACAGGTGCTGATGCAAACAATACTGTTGTAGTTTCACCAAAAGCTACAAATAGAATTGTAGGAAGCATTGTAAAAGCATCTTCTGTATTTACAGCAAGTGGTGTTTTAGACAAAGATTGCATCAACACAAAAGCAACATCTAAAAAAGGTGATTATGTAACTTTAAGAGCAGTAACACTAACTGATTGGTACATCATAGGTGGTGTAGGAATTTGGGCATCTGAATCATAATATTAATTTATAAAAAAACAAGAAATGAGTAATTTAAGAAAAACTAATCTAGGTACTGCAGTTGCAATTACTACTACGTATGCAGGTGAATTCGCAGGTGAATATATTGCTGCGGCTTTACTTTCTGCATCAACTATTGATGATGGTGGTTTAACTGTTAAACCTAATATTGCATACAAAGAAGTAATCAAAAAACTAGCTACAGGTTCTTTAGTAAGTCCTGCAGGATGTGATTTTGATCCTAATTCATCAGTTACTTTAACTGAAAGAATTATACAGCCTACTGAACTACAAGTAAATTTGCAGTTATGTAAAAAGGATTTCGTGAACGATTGGGAAGCGCAGTCTATGGGTTATGGAATGGCACAAACTTTACCCCCAAAATTTAGCGACTTTATGATTGCTCACGTTGCAGCAGAAGTAGCACAATCAACAGAATTTAACATTTGGCAGGGTGATACAACAGCAGCAGTTCATAATTCATATGATGGATTTGAAAAACTAATTGCAGCAGCAGCAGCAGCAGGTGATATCCCTGCAAGTCAGCAAATAGCAACAATTGGTGGTGGATTAAATGCAGGTAATATTATCGCTGAACTTTCAAAAGTTGTTGATGCTATACCTTCAGCACTTTATGGCAAAGAAGATTTGTTTATTTACATTCCTTCAAGTGCAGCTAAATTTTATGTTCAAGCATTAGGAGGATTTGCAGCAAATGGTTTAGGTGCTAATGGTACAAATGCACAAGGAACACAATGGTGGAACAATGGTTCACTTACTGTGAATGGTGTAAAAATCTTTGTATGTCCGGGAATGTCTAATGACAAAATGTATGCTGCACAAAGAAGTAACCTATATTTCGGTACAGGATTGCTAAACAATATGCAAGAAGTTCGTGTTCTAGATATGCAAGATTTAGATGGATCAAACAATGTACGTATGGTGATGCGATTCACAGCAGGGGTACAGTTTGGTGTAGCATCAGACATAGTAGAATACGCTTAATTAATAATCATCTAAAGGGGATTGACATTGTTTAATCCCCAATAGAATAAAACATATAATCGATGGCTTGTACATTAACTACAGGACGTAAAGTCCCTTGTAAATCAGCATTTGGTGGAATCAAAAGTGTATATTTTGCAGATTTTGCATCATCAGCTACAACAGGAATTACTGCTGTAACAATTGATAATACAACAAAAGAAGCAACTATTACAAATGGTTCACCTGCACCGACTTGGTTTGAATATGATGTAAAAGGTAATTCTAGTTTAGAAACTACAGTAACAAGTAGTCGTGAAAATGGAACAACTTTTTATACACAAACTTTAAATCTTACATTAACTTATTTAGATGCTAAAACACAAGCAGAATTGCAAACTTTAGCACTAGGTAGACCATATATCATTGTACAAGATTACTATGGAAATCATTTTCTATGTGGTTTTGAAAATGGAATGGAATGTACAGGTGGAACAGTAGTAACAGGAGCCGCTGCAGGCGATTTGAGCGGCTTTACTTTAGTGTTTGAAGGTATGGAAGAAACTGCACCATATTTCTTGGCACCTGCATCAGTTCCTACACCAAGCACTACACAGGTAGATCCAACTGCTTAATACAATTAACCAAAATAAAAATCAAGCATCCTATATGGGTGCTTTTTTTTTGCATAAATCTTTTACAAATTTAAATTAATTCTACGTTATATAAGTAATGATTGTATTAACCACTTCAGCACAAGAACAACAGTTATCTGTAATCCCTAGAGATTATACAGATGAATTTACTTTTGATATTAGGGATGATTCAACTAATGTTACAGTTAAATACAATGTAACTAATGCAGCTACAGTAGGCAACTATTTAAACTTTGGTATTGTTTTTTCGCCTATCTTAGTGGAAAATCATTTTTATGATTTATCAATGTATATTGATTACAATTATTGGAATACTAATAATAGTTTTTGGAATTTATATGATATACTTTGGGAATTAGATTCTAATTATAAAGAAGAAGTTTACAAAGATAGAATATTCTGTACTGATCAGGATATTGACCAATTAAACGACAATGATTATTACCAATTAAATAAAGGTCAATATATCACATATAATGGTAATGATAACACATATTTAGTAATATGAGAAAAAGAGATAATAAAGGCAGGTTTGTTACAAACAAAAAAGCAGGTCAATATGGATTTGTCAATTTAGCAGCCTATACAAGTCCTGAAATTAAAGAAGTAAAGGGTAAAAAATGGATTGAATACGGTGAAGATAATAATTACTTTCAATATTTAATTGATAGATATAATACTTCACCTACTAATAATGCAGCTATAAATGGTGTTTCACAAGCCATATATGGAAAAGGATTAAATGCTTTAGATTCTAGTACAAAACCTAATGAATATGCACAAATGGTTTCTTTATTTAAAAAAGAAATGGTTAGAAAGTTGTGTTATGATTTAAAATTAATGGGACAATGTGCTGTTCAAGTAATTTATTCAAAAGATAGAAAAAAGATAGCACAATTAGAACATTTTCCTGTTGAAACATTAAGAGCAGAAAAAATGAATGATGAAGGCATTGTTCCTGCTTATTATTATTGGAAAGATTGGGCAACTATTAGAATGGGTGATGAACCCCTTAGAATACCTGCTTTTGGTACTTCTAAAGAAGCTATAGAAATATATTATATAAGACCATACAAGCCTTCATTTTACTATTATAGTCCTGTTGATTATCAGGGATGTTTACAATACGCTGAACTCGAATCTGAAATTAGCAATTATCACATAAATAACATTAAATCAGGTCTTAGTCCTACAATGATGATTTCCTTTAATAACGGAATTCCAAATCAACAAGAAAGACAATTGCTAGAAAGTAAGATTGCACAGAAATTTACAGGAAGTTCTAACGCAGGGAAATTTATACTTGCATTTAACGATTCAAAAGAACAAGAAGCAACATTAACACCTGTACAATTAAGTGATGCACATAATCAATATCAGTTTTTATCTGACGAAAGCAGCAATAAAATACTTGTTGGTCATAGAATTGTAAGTCCATTTTTATTAGGAATAAGAACAGCAACAGGTTTTTCAAGTAATGCTGATGAAATTAAAAATGCATCCATACTTATGGATAATTCAGTTATTCGACCATTCCAAGAATTGTTGATTGATTGTTTTGACCATTTACTATCATACAATGATATTGCTTTAAAGCTGTATTTTACAACATTACAACCATTAGAATTTACTGATGTAGATACTTCAATACAAAGCAAAGAAGAAATTGAAGAAGAAACAGGAATTGAAATGTCTAAGGTTCAATTAGATAAAGTAATTGATGGTAAACAAGCCTATGATACTAAAGAAGAAGCTATTGCAATAGCAGAAGCAAATGGTTGTGGTGGTTATCACGAACACGAAGTAGAAGGTGTAACATATTATATGCCTTGTGAAGATCACGATACTGCACTAAAAAAGCCTTGTTGGGATGGCTATGAACAATATGGAACTAAAATAAAAGATGGTAAAGAAGTTCCCAATTGTGTAAAAATGGCTACTACATTATCAAAAGAAGAAGAATATAATGTAATTGGTTCATTGCAAGAAAGTGCAAAAGCTATGGGTGATGAATGGGTTGTAGTAGATGAAGTAGATGCAGATCATCCTTATAGTAATGAAGATTGGGCAAACTATTTAATTAAAGAAAAACCAAAAAGCATATTATCTAGAATCAGAAAGGCAGTTAGTTTAGTAGGTGCAACTGATTATAATGTTGGTAGTGTAAATAATGGTAGTGAACCAAGTAGATTGGATTCAAAAAATGGTTTATACAAGATTAGGTATAAATATGCTAGGGGGATGTCAGGTGATCCATCTAAATCTAGGGGATTCTGTAAAAAAATGATGCAACTTACACAATTGGGTGTTGTATGGAGAATTGAAGATATAGATAATGCAAGTTATGCTGCAGATGTTAATGTACAATTTAGACATAAACCTAGTTTACGTTATGATATTTTTACTTTAAAAGGCGGTATATATTGCCAACATAAATGGGTTAAAGTTTTATATAGATTAGCTAGTAATACAGAAGTATCTGATAATTTAGGTAATTACAATAAAACTAGAACAATCCCAAAAAGCTATATAAAAAATCCTGTAGGAAGCAAAAAGGCTGCTATACCAACAGATAAACAATCAGGAAGGGGAAAATATCCAAGTTAAAAAATAAGATATGCCAACAACATTATTTATAAATAGAACAGATTTAGTTAGAAATTCCATACTCGATGGAAATATTAATACAGATAAATTTTTACAGTTTATAAAAATCGCCCAAGTTATTGATATTCAGCAACTTATGGGTACAAAATTATATGATGGATTAACTGCTGCAATACCTAACATTGATCAACCTGCTAATGCAAGGTGGAAAACATTGTTAGATGATTATATTGTAGATATGTTAATTTGGTATGCTCAGGTTAATTATCTTCCTTTCGCTGCATATCAGGTTAAAAATGGCGGTGTATTTAAACATAGATCAGAAAATAGTGAAACAGTTAGTAAAGGTGAAATAGATTTCTTAGTTGAAAAAGCAAGAACTAATGCTGAATGGTATTCAAGAAGATTTATTGACTTTATGACATTTAATCAAACTACATATCCTGAATATAATTCAAATGTAAATGACGATATATATCCAAGTTATGATTCAACATTTAATGGTTGGGTATTATGAAATTAAATCAGAAGTTAAAATATAAACTTGAAGAAAGGAAAAGCAAAAAAGAACAAAAGCTAAAAAGCTATTTGAAAAAAGCATTAAAAATAAAAACAATATAAAATGGCAACATTATTTAATACTAAAATATCAGCTACATATGAAGGTTTAATTAAAACCATTGATAATGCAGCTATTGGTACAGCATTAAAAGAATTAACAGATGGTAAAGGACAGCAAACAGGCTTGTTTTTAAACACAGCAGGGGATTTTAAAGTATCTGCTATATTGGAATGGGGTTCATTAAAAGATACAGGGACTAATATAACAGTTACAAAGTTTGTTAATCAAGCTGATGGTATAGATAATAATAATAATGATACTACATTACCTACAAGTGCTGCAGTTAAAGACTATGTTGATACTAAATTTGCAGTTACTGATACTTTAAGTGAAGTATTAAGTTTTGGTAATACTACAAGTGGTACTGATATATCTGTTACAGCAGGTGATGATATAAAATTCCATAATCTTAGTAAAGCTATTTTTGGTGTAAATTCTGAATTACAAATACTATATTCAGGTTCTGCATCATATATACAAAATTTTTCATCTAATTTATTTATAGAATCTGCATCAACAATTATTAAAAATCTAGGTGGAAATGAAACATTAGCTCAATTTACAACTAATGGTTCTGTTGATTTATATTATGACAATTCAAAAAAGTTTGAAACTACTACTGCAGGTGTTACTATAACAGGTTCTGCTACTATTTCAACAATTGCTAATTCTGTACAAAACAATAATAAATATTTAGTATCTGAATCAGGTGTAATAAAATACAGAACAAATGCAGAAGTTTTAGCTGATATTGGTGCAGGAACAGGTACAATGTCAAGTTTTAAAATTAGTGATAATGGTTCAGGAACAAGTCCTGAAACTATTGCACAAGGTGATACAGTAAATATTGCATCATCAACAGGTATATCTACAACAAGAACATCTAAAACAATAACAGTTGAAAATACTGATAGGGGTTCACAACAAAATGTATTCAAAAACTTTTTAGTACCGGGTCAAACCACATTAACTGCATCTAATAATAATGATAGTATTACATTTGCAAATGGTGGTAATGTTACATTAACAACACAAGCAGGTAATATAATAGGAATTGCTGTTCCAAACAATACTAATTACTTTGTCACAGGTGGTTCTTTTAATACAGGTAATGGTGAATTAACATTAACAGGTAATAATGCAGCAGTTGGTGCTGTAGTGGACTTAGATGGTCGTTATGCACTTGATACTGCACTTGCAGGATATTTACCTTTAACAGCAGGAAGTACAAAACCATTAACAGGTTCATTATATTTAAATGATTATGTTGTTCACAATGGTGATGCTAATACCTATTTTGGTTTTTCAGCTAATGATAAAATTATATTACACGCAGGTGGTAATGAACAAGTATTAGCAGATTCGCAAAATGTATACTTAAGGTCACAAGGTGTAACAAAATTATCTACACAATCAAATGGTATAAAAATAAGTGGTGGTATTTTAGATGTAAATGATCAATTAGGAACAGCAGGGCAATTACTTTCAAGTACAGGTACTGCATTAGATTGGGTTGATGCACCAACAGGTGCTACAGTAGGTGGTTCTGATACACAAATACAATACAATAATGGTGGTGCTTTTGGTGGTGTTTCAGGATTTACATTTGATGATGTAAATAATAGATTATATTTAGATACAACAAGGGTTGTGATAGGTGGTTCATCAAGTTTTCAAAATGGACTTACTGTAAATGATCCTGCTGAATTTAGAAATACAGTTGAATTTGCTGATGGTACTGCATCAGCACCAAGTATTACTTTTTGGAATGTAGGTGATAATAATACAGGTATTTTTAGGGTTACTACTGATACTATAGGTTTTTCTACTGCAGGTACAGAAAGATTTAGAATTAATGCAAGTGGTGCTTTTGGTTTGTCAGGTGCTAATTATGGTACAGCAGGACAGGTTTTAACATCAAATGGTAGTTCTTCTGCACCGACTTGGCAATCAGCAGCAGGTGGTTCAATTGGTGGTTCAGGAACAGCTAATACAGTACCTATTTTTACAGCAGGTACTACATTAGGTGATTCAAGAATAACACAACCTAATTCCTATCAAACAGTAATGTCTGCATCAGGTGGTATGACATTAGATGTAAAAGCTAATGATAGCAATGAACCTGCAATAAGATTATTAAATTCTAGTAATCAAGGTTGGTATATGCGTTTAGATTCAGGGCCGACTTTTGCAATTAAAAATGTTGGTGGTAATTTAACTGCTTTTAGTATTGATGGTAGTAATATTAAATTAAGAAGTTCAAGCAATGCTGATGGGGTTGTTTACAACAGGTCTACAAATGCAGTTCAAACAACAGGCAGTTTAGGGGTTAAAATGGCTGCATCATATCCATTATCTGTGGATGGTATTATAGCAGCATATGGTAATATTCCTGCAGTTAGATTAGTAGCAAATTTAGGTAGTCCTGCTATTTATGATATGCGTAATGATAGTGGTGTATTTGAAGTTAGGGATGTAAATAATGGTAAAGAATTATATAATGCTCTCAGTACATCTTCAGGTTACCATAAATTTTTCATTGATGGTACTGAAAAAATGGAACTTAATAGTTCAGGTAATTTGGCTGTTGATGGTACAATTACAGGAACATCATATACATCACCAACAAATACAACATTAAAATTAGACAGCTTTGGTAATACAGTAGCTGAAATAATGGGTAATGCTGCAAATAATAAAGCAGGTGCAATAAGATTTAATTGTGATCAAAATAGCCACGGAATTACAATAAAAAGTCCACAACATAGTGCAGGTGCAACATATACATTAACATTACCTAATGCTGATGGTACATCAGGTCAAGTTCTTAGTACAAATGGTAGTGGGCAATTATCATTTATCACAGCAGGTGGTGGTGGTGCTACTTCATTAAATGGTTTATCTGATGTTACAATAGATACAACAAATGATTCTGCGTATTTTATTAGCATACCATCAGGATTATCCAATGCATCTAATAATTTAATTATTGGTGAAGGTGCAGGTAGTTCAATAGTCAGTTCAGGTGGAAATACTGTTATTGGTCAAAATGCTATGAAAACAGCATCAGATAATTCTAGACAAAATAATACTATAATTGGTTATCAAGCTGTTGAATTATCTACACAACAAATTTTTGAAACTGTTATTATTGGTAAACAAGCAGGTTATAATATGAGTAACTGTGGTGAAACTACATTGATTGGTTATCAAGCAGGTATGGAAGATAATCAATATGGTGTAACTGCTGTTGGTCATATGGCTAGTAGAAGTGGTAATGGTTATAATTCAGAACATTTTGGAAATGGTGCAGGTGAACATTCTAATGGTGCATATTGTATTAGTATTGGAACTTCAGCAGGTAGAAATTTAGATGGTAATTATTCTATTGGTATAGGAAACAGAGCAGCAAGTAACAATGATGCAGAAGGGCATATATCAATAGGTCGTGATGCAGGTTATAGTAATACATCAGGTATTTATAATACTAATATTGGTTACTATGCAGGTTCTAATAGTAATACAACAAGTTCAAGAACTAATGTTGGATATGAAGCAGGTAGATATAATACTGCAGATTCTAATACATATATTGGTTCACAATCAGGAACAGGTGTTTCAGGTTCTTCATCAGGTAGTAATAATGTTGGATTAGGAAGAAAAGCAATGTTTAGCCACACTACAGGTTCAAGTAATGTTGGTGTAGGTAGTAGTTCATTAGAGCAAATAACAACAGGTAGTTTTAATACTGCTATTGGATTTCAATCAGGATATAATGCAACAACAGGTAGTAATAATACAAGTATTGGATATGGTGCATCACCAAGTAGTTTAAATGCATCAAACCAAATTACAATAGGTAATTCAAGTGTTAATTTACTTAGAATACCGGGTCTTGGTTCTACAGATGGGCACGTACTTACATATAGTTCATCATCAGGTGGTATTGTTTTAGCTGCTGCAGGTGGTGGTGGTGGTGCATCAGACTTAAATGGTCTTTCAGATTGTTTAGTTGATACAACAAACAACAATTCTTTCTTAATAAATGTACCAAGTGGATTAACTAGTGGTGCATTAAGTAATTTAGCTATTGGTCAAGGCGCTGCAAACTCTTTTACTTCAGGTGATTACAATGTTATATTGGGCTTTGATGCTATGAAAAATGCAACTTACCCTGAAAATTGTGTTGCTGTTGGATATAAGGCAGCAGAATCAGCAACGACCCGTTGGGGATATGTGGCTATTGGAAGTCAAGCTGCTCAAAATAATACAAATAATATAACATACGGAACTTTTGTTGGTTGGCAAGCGGGGATGGGTAGCAGTAATAATGCAGGTTCTACTGTTATCGGAATGCAAGCGGGATTAGTTTCAGCAGGTCCGAATTCTGTTGCTATTGGTAGAAATGCAGGTAGAAATAATACTGCTGATGGAACAATATCAGTAGGATATCAAGCAGGATATTTAAATACAACTGCTGTTCAAAATACTTTTATAGGATATGAAGCAGGAAGGACATCTAATACAAATGGATATAATACTGCGCTTGGTTATCAAGCAATGGAAAATTCAGTAGGTTCATACAATACATTTATTGGTATTCAAGCAGGTCAAGGTTATAATGCAAGTACATCAACAGCAAATTCTAATATTGCTATTGGTTACAAAGCAATGTCACAGAGACGTGCAGGAAGTGGTGAAAATGTGGTTATTGGAAACTATGCCTATATGAATACTGATGGTGGTTATGGGAATGTTGTTATAGGTAACAATGCTGTTAATATAGCAACTACAGGAAGAAGAAATGTTGTAGTTGGTGATAATGCAGATTTAGCAGCAGGTACTGATATTCAATCAGTAGTATTAGGTTATAATGCTACAGGTAATGGTAATTATACTGTTACTTTAGGTAATTCAAGCACTACAGGTTTACATTGTCAAGTTCAAACAATATCTGCTTTATCAGATAAAAGAGATAAAACAAATATTGAAGATTCAGAATATGGATTAGATTTAATCGATTCATTAAAACCTGTTACTTTTGAATGGAATCAAAGGGATGGAAATAGAAAAGGTTTAAAAGATTTAGGATTTATTGCACAAGATTTACAAGAATCTGATGATGAATTTTTACAATTAGTAAATGATAATAATCCTGATAAACTTCAAGCAAGTTATGGTCGATTGATTCCTGTATTAGTAAAAGCTATTCAAGAACTACGACAAGAAATAAGAGATTGTAAAAACTGTAAAAATAATTAAAACCAAAAAAATGAATAAAATATTTAAAAACTCAATTACAGCAGATAATGCAGCACCTAATGAAGCAGAAAATGTTGCAGAAGCATTTAATGTTAATTTAGCTACAGCAGAATATTGTGAAAGTTATGTTTATAATGAAGAATCTGATGAAGAAGATAAAACAGATTATTGTGCTGAACAATTAGAAAGGGAAAAAATCCACTTTAAATTTATTTTAGCACAAGATTATTATAAAGCTGCACTAACTGATAATCAATTAAATAGAGCAGAAAAATTTCTTCCTAGAGATTATGAAGATGATTACAGGGAAATACCTAATTAATAATTTTTTTCGTACATTTGATATATAATCTTAAATTAAAAATAAAATGTCAAAAGAAAACAAAATTTCAGAAGAAGAATTAAAAACTTTACAAGATCAAGAACAAAAGAAAGGTGCTATATTGCACGATTTAGGTGTATTAGATACACAAAAATTTTCATTAAACAATTTTTATGCTCAATTAATGTTAGAGCAAAAAAAGGTTAAAGAAGAACTTGAAGAAAAATATGGTAAAGTAAACATTAATTTGCAGGATGGTTCTTTTGAAGAAATAAAAGAAGAATCAGATGAAGAAAATTAGTGATCATATAAGCTATAAAGAAGCTACACATTCAAATACTGCTATACAATTAGGTATTTCTAATAAACCTTCAGCAAAGGAAATTAAAAATATGGAATTGATTGCAGAAAAGGTGTTTGAACCACTTAGAGAATGGGCAGGTGGACCGATAAAAATAAATAGTATGTTCAGGTCTGAAGAAGTTAATCAGGCTGTTAGAGGTTCTGTAAGAAGCAATCATTTGACAGGTAATGCTATTGATTTAACCACATTGAATGGAAAATCAAATTCTGAATTATTTTATTATATAAAAGATAATTTAGATTTCCATCAATTAATATGGGAATTTGGTTCTGAAAATCCACAATGGATTCACGTTTCTTATTTAAGTAAAAAGGACAATAAAAAACAAGTTCTCATTACTAGAAAAAAAGGTAAATATTTCACTTTTGATGATTGTAAGGATTGTAAATGAATTGGGAATTTGGCATAATAGATAGGTCATCCATAGGGTTGTTATTAGGTTTTAATTTTTTACCTAAACAACATATAAATGATTATAATGAAGTAAATATATATTTATTAATAATAGTGTTACATTTTAAATTTTACTAATATGCCAATACCAACTAAAAAAGTAGGAGAAAAACAAAGTGATTATATGATTAGATGTGTACCACAGCTAATGAAGTATCACGATAAAGATCAAGCTATTGCAATATGCTACAGGACATTTCAAGGCAAAATGATAAATTTAGAAACTTATAATGATTACCCCAAATCTGTTTCTAATAATGCTAAAAAGGTTCTTAGATGGCGTGATAAATATGGTGATGAAGTAAAAGGTATGACTAGAGTAGGTTGGGTAAGAGCAAACCAACTAGCTAAAAATGAAAAAATTTCAAGGGAAACAATTGCTAGAATGGCATCTTTTAAAAGGCATCAAAAAAATGCTGAAGTATCTGCTAAATTCAAAGATACACCGTGGAAGGATAAAGGATATGTTGCTTGGTTAGGTTGGGGTGGTACTACAGGCATAAATTGGGCAATTAAAAAACTTGAACAAATTGACAAAAAATGATTGATGAAAAACTTATAGCAATAAATGCAGGAACTTTTGTATTTACAATGAGCGATATAGATGTAATATTAAAAATTACATTATTAATTGTAACAATAGGATATACTATACATAAATGGGCATTACTTAATAAAAAGAAAAAGTAGTGAAAAAAAAGAAAAAATTTTCTGAAACTAAAGTAGGTCAATTTTTAAAAAAAGTAGCACCTAAAATTCTACAAACAGCAGGGGATTTAGTTCCTGATGCAGGGGTGTTGGGATTGGTTAAACAACTAATCATAAAAGATAAAGATATTCCACAACAAGATAAAGAACAAGCAATGAAGCTATTGGAATTAGATATGATTGAAATGCAGGAAATATCTAAAAGATGGGATAGTGATATGATGTCTGATAGTTGGTTAAGTAAAAACACTAGACCAATGACCTTAATATTTTTGACAGTATCAATGGTGTTTTTAATACTGTTAGATTCTTTAGATATAGATTTTGGTGTTTCAGTAGAATGGATTGATCTACTTAAATCACTATTGATTACAGTTTATGTAGCTTATTTTGGTAGCAGGGGTGTTGAAAAATTTAAAAATATTGGTTCTAAATTATAGAATATACCCCCTAAATCATTATCTATATATTTATAAAAGTATTATTTTATGCTTTTTTTATAAAAAATTTAAATTTATTACTTTTATTTTTAATGAAAAAATATTTTAACACAAATTATACAAAAATGAATTTTGATTTAGAAGTTAATCATCTTTATAAAAAAGATAAAAAAGAAGAAAAAGATATTTATTCTTTAAGGCTAGAAACTTATAATGGTAAAGTTGAAGGTAAATTTGAAAGGTCTGAAATTAGACATATAATTCAAATTCTAGACAATGCCATCATCTAAAAAAATAAGCAGAAGCAAATTAATTAAAAAACTAGATTCTGTATTTAGTCAATATATAAGATTAAAAGCAGCTAGTAATGGTATAGCAGAATGTTTTACCTGTAATAAAAAAGATCATTGGAAAAAACTTCAGAATGGTCACTTTCAAAGTCGCAAACATTATTCAACAAGATGGGATGAAATAAATTGCCAAGTGCAATGTGCAGGTTGCAATGTGTTCAGGGCAGGTGAACAATATAAATTTTCAGTAAATTTAGATGCTAAATATGGTGAAGGTACAGCTAGAAGATTACATATAAAATCACAAAAAACAGTTAAGTTTGCAAATTTTGAAATAGAAGATATGATAAAAAAATATAAAAAGTTTGTTGATTTAATGATTTAATTCGTATATTGTAGTTGTAAGTTTTTTACCAATAATATATTGGTTGTCTATTATTGAAAAAAGGGTGGTTTAATTATCATCCTTTTTATTTTATTTAAAAAAAAGTTATTAAATATTTTGTGTATAACTAAAATAGTTTTATATTGCAGCATATTAATCATTAAAAACTTACAAAATGGATTATTTATCAAATTACACAATTTCAGAAATATTAAAAAAATTCAAATTGCCTTTTAACTCTTTGAAGGCTGATATATTTCTTATAGGATTAGGTCAAGGATATACAGCTTTACAATCTTATAAAATGATGAAAATAGTAACTAAATAATAAAAATTAAATGGGGGTGTAAAAACCCCCTTTAAAACAATAAACAAAAACAATTATGAATATTTATTTATTACAAAACGGAAACACAGTAAAAATAGAAAACAATTATTGTTGGTCTGATACTGATAGCACAAAAGTTACATTTGATGTTGTTCAAATACAAAAAGATGGCTATTGGATAGACAGACAAACTAAAACAATAAACCTTTCTTATTATAGTAGTGTAGATGACTACATAAAAACTAAATACAAAACAATATAACAATAACAATTATTATGAAAGCAAATTTGACTAAACTAAACAACTTAAAAGAAAAGCTTGAAGAAAAGTTAGAAGCAATGGAATGGGCAATGGACGAAAGGTCTGAAAGATGGCACGAAAGCGAAGCAGCCCAAATACACGAGGA